ATTAGGGGACGCCCGGGTGCTTAGTCGCTCGCAAGATTGACAACTTGTATCTACCATAGGTAACTTTTTACAGTGTACCGTGGTTGCCTTACCTCATTGCTAGATCAGCAATGTTGAATAGTACGGAGGTTTTATTGCATGTCTGGTGATGTCACGCAATCGCGTGTCTTAAGCAAAACTATCGAAGGATACTACACTAACCCTGTAGGGTCAGTGATAGGTTTTCCGGTAGAATTGCCATCAGATCAGACCACTCGCTCCTTTAGGAGCAGTGTGCAGGATGATCAGCAGGATGTCGAGGCTTTTGAAACGGTTACTTATAACCCTTTCTTTGGCACCGACCCTGATGATTCATCGGATAGAGGCCATCAATTCTGGACCAGGAAGCGCGTTACAACGCTCTACCCGGAAAAGATTGTGATGGACCCCGTTTACAGCTTTCAAAAGCTGCATTTCGAAGGTGCACCTGTGCCCTATCTGACAGGTTCTGGAGGGATCACTCCTGATTTTGCTACGGTCAACCTCATCTCAGATAATGATCTGAAATATTGGGGAACCTTGGCAATTTCGAAGTGTGAACCGACCAACCCTGCAGCCTCGCTTTCTACCTTTCTCGGCGAGATTTTTCTCGCCGATAAAGAACTGCCACAGTTTCGTTCTGACGACTGGCTCCGTCTTCTCACTGGAGGTGGCCATATTACCGACTTGCTTGGTAGTACGGCTCTCCTAGGAGAATTTGGTTTCAGACCGTTTTTGAACGATGTGACTAAGCTGATGAAGAATGTACAGAAATCGTACAAGCTGATTCAGCAGTATAAGAAAGACGCCGGTAAACCGGTTAGGAGGCGTTACACCTTCGCTCCGCAAGTGGATTTCGAAGATATGGATATGTCGACGTATGTCGGCCATCTGTCTCTTCCCTACCCCTATTCGGACGTGGGCGTTGCTGAGAGTGTAAAGTATACAAAGTACTTGCGTACTGAGTATTGGTTCTCTGGTTCGTTTACCTATGCATTACCGATTGGGGATGATCTTCTCAATCGTTTTGCTAGGTACGACACACTTGCAAATCAAGTGTTGGGCTCGGATTTTACTCCGTTGACCCTCTGGAACATTACACCCTGGACCTGGCTCATTGATTGGTTCGCCGATGTAGGAAGTGCTATTAGCATTTCAGACTCGATGGTCCAACATGGGCTCGTGTTGAGATATGGTTACTTGATGCGTAGACAAACGTCTACGAACGAGCTAACCCTCACTAACATCGCGCTTCCGCGTGGTGTTAAGAGAACGGTGACAAAAACTTTTTCACATGTCGTGAAAGAGCGTTGGCGTTCTACCCCGTACGGCTTTGGTCTCGATCCAGCTGGGTTTTCTCCCGAGCAGATTGCGATCTTGATAAGTCTCGGCTTAAGCCGAGGCTTATTCCTGCCTTGATCAGGCAGGTTCTAGTGTCTGGGGTCTTCCCAGTTCTAGATTTCAAAAACGCGTGTCCGTCGTGAGACGCACCACGTAGTAAGGACAATTGTCATGGCTTTTTCCGATCCTCAGTCTGTTACAGTAGCAGGCACGGCTATTTCGCTTCCGCGAACTGGCCTTGTTGGCGCCAATGGAAGTGTTTACACTTCTGCTGACGGCCTAACGCAGCTCTCAATTTCAAGTGCCTATGGCACTCGGAATCGTCGAACTGCGCGTCTGACTACAACGGTAACCGTTGCGGATCCGCTTATTTCGGGCACGAACGTTGTTCGCTCTTCGAGCGTATACTTCGTTATCGATGCTCCGAAAAACGGAATCGCAAATGCTGATCTCCTCGCACAGGCCCTTGGGCTTTTTGCGTGGGCGTCGGCATCCTCGGGTGCTAACACCACCAAGATTCTTGGTGGTGAATCCTAACTACCTGCCGGTTGCGTGGATCTATTTGATCCTCGCAGTCGGTGGAATAGCCGGGATTACAGCTGTCTGGCTCTCCATCGTGTTTGTCGCTATGCGACTTCGCGGTGTTGCCAGACGTTCTAAGCATTAAAGCTTAGAACTCGGAATTCAGTTTAACAACAGCCATGGCTTGGGATACCTAACCCCTATTTAAAGGAGCAAGTATGAAAAGCCTAATGTTGTTCTTGCGTTACGTCATCACAGACTGTGGTGACGAGTGTAGCGTGAGCACCCGTCTCGATCTAAAAACGGTCGAGACGCGGTTCGAACATGAAGGGTTGTCGTTTTTAACGATTACCTTGCCAGCCTTTGGAAAAGAGTTTGAAAAAGCTCTAGACCTAGGCTTGGTAGACTCCACCATGTTTATGAGTTTTCATAAACGCGGATGTCTCCCCCAATTTCTTGGAGGTTTCATGAGTCAAGTGTTCGAACTTGGTACTGGTCGATTACTCGATCAACCCAGTAAGAGTGCGATTCTTTCTATTCGACAGATAACTCTGTTGTTTGGAAAGATGCATGCTATCTGCTCACAAAGCAGAGAACGTGCCGCATTCGCTGGCTACGTCGAGTTAGATCAGAAGGTAGGAAATTATGAAACTAATCTCAACGAAAACGATCGAAAAGTCGCTTTTTCGTCCATCGCGGACGGATCACGACCTCTCGAGGTTTCCCGAAGAGGAGGAGGAAATGATTCTGGAGGCAGCTTACAAGTTGTACAACAGCATTTTCGTCTCGTTTCAAGATTACTCTGGAGAAGTGCACTCTCTGATACAGCTAACACGCTGTATCGAGATGGCATCAAACCAAAGCATGGACCCGGCAGTACTAGCGATGGTCTTAAAGGGAACTTTAAGTATCGCCAGTCTGAATGGACTGTTAGGCTCGAGCGGTTTTTCCCTTTTGGGGAGACTGCTTTTCCTAACTGGAGATCTTACTTAACAGATCTGTCCAGTCTTACCTTCAGAGAGCCTGGAGATGAGAGACCTTCTAAGGTCATCTCAGTTCCTAAAAC